CCCTCTCATTCAACTCCACATCCACCGCCGCCTCCACAGTATTCGCATCCACCTTCGCCTCCGCCTCCGCCGCCTCCTTCGCCGCCGCCTCCTTCGCCGCCGCCTCCCTCTCATTCAACTCCACATCCACCGCCGCCTCCGCCTCCGCCGCCTCCTTCGCCGCCTCCTTCGCCGCCGCCTCCGCCGCCGACTTTATAATAGCATTTGTATTGTCCATTTTTTTGAGTAATTATATATTTACATCATATATTTTTATTTAACCCTTTAACGGTTATACATCCAACTGTGGGTGTAAACATTATTTTGAATATTTCTACGAGCTCCCTTACAGTCGTTCTCCGGAATATAAAAGAAATCCTACGAGCTCCCTTACAGTCGATTTCCTGATTTTTTAATATTTCTATGTCGTATCTTCGACCACTCCTCCGGAATATAAAAGTATTCCTACGTCGTGGCTTTCGGCCACTCCTCCGGATTTTTCAATATTCCTACGAACTCCTTACAGTCGTTCTCCGGAATATAAAAGAAATCCTACGAACTCCCTACGGTCGTTTTCCGGATTTTTCAATATAAAATATAAAATATTTTCACGTCGTTCAAAACGAAAACCATACCAAATTTGGTCGGTCTGTCACAATTAACAACGGCTCTCTATCCATCTGAGAAATCCAAAAGTGATATTTGTTATTTTCAGTATTGTTACGAGCTCCCTCTGATTGTATTTCACCCCCGCCCTTGTGTTTATTCTCCATTCTCCCATGTTTTTCAATATGAAACCCTATACAATACTCAATACCCTTCTTTTCGAAATAGAACGGTTGTGTGTATCGTGTCGGTTTCATATTAGTTTTATCAATCGACACTAGAGAATGGAAATAACATTTTTCATACCCTTCCCCTTCGGTAAAATGAACAATTCCTAAAAGTTCGTTTTCTGATTCTCCTTCCACAAATACGGTAGACCCCCTGAATTTTCGGCATATAGGAGATACGGTTGGGAATGTCACTGCGGTGACTACTCCGTTATATTTGCCGTTTTCCGGCTCTTCTCCGGTTTTCTCGCCCCCATACTGGATTATTTCAAAAGGGGACCATTTATAAAGATATTGTTTATTTCCAATAGGTATCCAATTTTTTTCGCACACGACATTATTCAACTCGGGATTTTCTGAAGGAGAAGCCAATACTTCGCAGTTTTTCAAATAAACCCGATTTTCTGCTTCATCAATCACATATTTACCTAAAATCATACGGTTATAATCACGATTCGAGTAGTTAATACTAGTTGCAATGAAATCTAGACTGATGGGTGGTGCTGCACTATTTACAGGGTTATTCAATGTATCTTCTGTAGTTGTATTACCCATGTCTTGTATTGGTAATTGATTCGGGTTTGTAAATAGTCGAATATCTTCCATTCCTATGCTCCAACTGTGCGACTTTGAAATAATACCCATCTCTTTCTCGTCCACTTCACAGAAGAAAGTCGGTAAAAGCGTTTTTTCATCTAACATACAAAACATATTACGACTGATAATCTTTTTATTTGGGTCGCTGAATTGATACCATCCGTCATGAATGATTCTATAGTTCACATATCTTGTATTAAGATAATGCTTTTGAACACCCCCTACTTTCATAGAATAATGTGATGCAGAAGACGGATAAAATCCTTCTATTGAAGGATATTCGTATTTGATGATTTTATATTTTTCTACATTGTCGTAATCTGGCATGTCATTCGACAAACACGCCTTTTTCAAGCTGGTTGAGAAAAATATAGCAGGTATATCAATGACGGTATCATTGTGGTCTGCCTTTGTCCAGGTAGGTTTCCAGTTAGGATTGATTGCTTCTAGCCATGCCCAAAAGTTCACTTCCCACACCAGTTTATTATATTTACTCAAAAAGTCGTAGAAATATGTTTTATTTAGTTCATAGAACTCTTGCATAGAAGACTTATCCCCGATGAAAAACCCCCCACAATAACGCCAGTTTACTCGATTTATATATCCATTTATATCTTCGATAGGTGTTTGTCCTAAACACCCTGTTACACACAAGAATTTTTCTTCTAGTTCTACATTATTATAAAACTGAATGAGTTTTTGACAACTCGCCACGTTTTTAAATACATAGGTAATACTGAAGTCAATCCATGCGAAATGCGAACTCTTATATGGGTTTTTATCCATCGTGTCTTTGACAAAGTCGATTTTTGAATTAATCACGCACATATAATCCACGGTGTCCTTTTCAACGTTACGCGAATCTGGGAGGAAACTTTCTCCGCCACTACTACCAGTTTCTGCACATACTCTTAGATAGTCCTTATAGGCTCTCAATTCTTCCAGCTTTACCACCCCCATAATTTTGATATTTGGATGGGGGAGCTGTAAGAGGAGGTTAATTCCAGAGTAGTCAGTGTAAACACATAACTGGACACCCGTATCAGCCAGTTCTTTGAATTTTGAGAAATAATACTCACTCTCGCGTCCACAATAAGGAGTGTCCTTGTATATTTTTATGAAAGAGGTAACATATGTTAATCCTTTATTCATTGTTTAATCTGCGGATATTTATAAAAATACATATTGTTTATATGTGTTTTTACCCCACTCCCTCTCATTCGATTTACTGCTTTTTACGAGTTATCTAATATTCCTACGGCGTGGTCTTCGACCACTCCTCCGGATTTTTCAATATTTCTACGAGCTCATTTCAGTCGCTCTCCGCAATATAAAAGAAATCCTACGTCGTGGCCTTCGGCCACTCCTCCGGATTTTTCAATATTTATACGAGCTCATTTCAGTCGCTCTCTGGATTTTTCAATATTTATACAAACTCCATATGGTCGCTCTCCGGAATATAAAAGAAATCCTACGTCGTGGCCTTCGGCCACTCCTTCGGCCACTCCTCCTGATTTTTCAATTATTCGGGTGTATAGTCGTTAAAGAGTTAACTATATCCCCCTATTCCCATCCACCAATGACACCTCCCTTTCAAATGTTATGAAATACACCACATGTTTCGAGCAATTTGCACTTCGCACCTTCGGTGTTATTTTCAATTTATGATATTTACAAATATGTTTGACAATAATAATAAAATTATGGTAACTTGGTTCTTTGAAAAGGATTTCGTTTTTTTTAGGGGAGTAGTGTTTTTTCAACTTTTCTATGAAAGGAATGTACAACCCCATATACATCATTTTATTGAAACTCGTGGGGTCAATCATATACTGGTTATTCCTAAAAAGGCTTATTTCATCCAACAATTCGAATAGTATGTTCATTCCTACTGGAACTGAAAATACTGATTTCGTTGTCATTCTTATATATTTTAGTAACTGTTATTGAAGAATCCTAAAAACTACTGTAGGGGGGTGTAGGATTTCTTTTATATTGAAAAATCCGGAGAGCGACCGTAGGGAGCTCGTAGGGAGCTCGTAGGGAGCTCGTAGGGAGCTCGTAGGGAGCTCGTAGGGAGCTCGTAGGGAGCTCGTAGGGAGCTCGTAGGATTTCTTTTATATTCCGGAGAGCGACTGTAAGGAGCTCGTAGAATTCGGCTGCTCTCCGAAATATAAAAGATTTATAGTTCTATAGATATACTATCACAAAGATGCTTTATAGAATAATATATTGGTATTTTAACATTCGAACTAGTATTCGTGAATTGTTTGAAGTAAATCCATATTTATCTTCTGTAAAAAGTATATGTAAAATTAGCTATGAATGTATAAAAAACGTCATATACGACATTCCAGGTAAAGTACCACCTCATATCAGATGGTGCAATACGATTGCTGTTTATAAAAACGACCTTTATAGACCATCCAGTTTTAACAAAATGAAAGAAATAACCCATCCTTTATTTTATACATTTTATTCTACATTATACGGTATGATGGGTTTAATAACTCGAGTACAAATGAATGTTACTACGTCGTGGTCGAAAACCACTACTCCGGAATATAAAAGAAATTCTACAATCTCCCTTATTGAAAAATTCAGAGAAGTAGCCGAAGGCCACAGTGACCCCACCCCTTTTGCTTCTTACTTTTGGGGTAGGGCAGGCACACCCTACCCCAAAAGTAGTATTCAGTCGTTTTCCGATTTTTTAAATAAATGGCAAGTGGTGGAGAACCCATTTTTCTTTCAAGAGGGTCATGTGCATACTGAAAAGATAGAAATGGACAACCAAGTAGACAGCTTCAGCAATTTACATAGAATAACCAATATATATTATTCCGTTCCAGATAGTGATATAAGTATTGCGGAAAGAACAGTATGTGATATGAAAAAGAACCCGATTTTCAAAGAAAAAACTGACCCTAGGATGAAATACCTCCTCTTTCTTTTCAAGACCGACAAGTTTTATTATAGTAAAATGATTTATCAGTCGTCAAAGACCATGAATGTCGATATACCGATAAACTACAAAATAAGTCACGTCGGGTTTATGACAGTGGAGTATACGACCCCTTCTTTGAAAACGCCCATAATTATTGACATATCACGATTCAAGTTTGCAGTAGGGAGTGATATATTAAATTTTACATTTGTCTATTGGTATTTAAGGAATCGATATGGGAATTGGGTAGATACGGTATTTGACTTTGATTACAAACTACATATCATAGATAGCGAGCTTCGTATGGTTGAACTATTGCCGTATAACTACCTCCGGATGAAAGAAAATGACTATGATATTTGCCGAATATATTCTTTGATAAAATAGGGGTTCAATATTCCTACGAACTCATTACAGTCGTTCTCCGTAATATTCCTACAAACTCATTACAGTCGTTCTCCGTAATATAAAAGAAATCCTACATCATGGCCTTTGTCCACCCCTCCGTATTTTTCAATATTCCTACGAACTCCCTGCGGTCGTTCTCCGGAATATAAAAGAAATCCTACGAGCTCCTTTCAGTCGCTCTCCGTATTTTTCAATGATATAAAAAAAAAATATGAGACTATATAATAGTTATTTGTAATAACTGTCTTGTATGACTGATACTACAATAACAATTATAGAACCATTGAAGCAAGATTCACTATACCGTTTACCACTTTCCGTAATGGAGGGAATCGTCCCTTTGCAACGTGTTTCTTTGATGAAAGTAGAAGAAGATAGTTTAGTCACAGACATAGAAAAACCAGGAGAAGTCAAAGACTCCGAAGAACGTCATGCAGAGCAACTCGAAAAACAAACGAAAGAAATTTATACAACTACTCCCGTGGTATACCCCATGATAAACCCGGTATCTATTGGTTCGAAAAAAATACAAACTGTGGACATCGACCCCCACTCCTCTGGAAATCTTCTATCGAAAGTAGTCATTTATTACCATTTATCAAATGATAAAAATTGGAATATCGATAGTTATAAAGTTATTAATTCCGTCTCTACCGTTGAAGGGGTGGTTTCTTTGAACGAAAATATTTCTGAAAATATAATTAAATATTGTATGTTATTTGTCATGAAATCTGGAGTTCCACCTATTTGGGAAGACCAGCGAAATGTAAACGGTGGGTGTTTCTCTTACAAGGTATATAATAAATACGTCGTAGATGTATGGAAGAAAATGGTATATGCATTTTGCGGGGCAACCCTTATGATAAATCGTGAAAATATGAAATATGTAAATGGAATCACCATTTCTCCAAAGAAAAACTTTTGTATTTTGAAGATATGGTTTGAAAATTTGAAAATACAGAATGCGGAAGAAGTGGTTGATATTGTCAATCTCTCGCGAACAGGTGTGATTTTTAGGGCATTTCGTACGTTGAACCATTAACCCTTTGCCGTTTATGTCATTTTTGTAAATATCACTACGAGCTCCTTTCGGTCGCTCTCCGCAATATAAAAGAAATCCTGCGTCGTGGCCTTCGGCCACTCCTCCGGATTTTTCAATATTCCTACGAACTCCCTGCGGTCGTTCTCCGGAATATAAAAGAAATCCTACGAGCTCCTTTCAGTCGCTCTCCGGATTTTTCAATTTCATATTTTACCTATATATAATAAAATATGAAACCAATATTCCTACGAGCTCCTTTCAGTCGCTCTCCTGATTTCCAATACATATGAAAAATTGATTAAAGGGTTATATATGGTAAATTAATACAACTGAAATGATACCCATATCATACGAACTGAATGAGGGTGATATATCGGAAAACCAGGAGGAGTGGTCAAACAGAAGCAAAAGGGATTTTACTGGGGGCTTCGCCCCCAATGGGGGGGCTCGTAGTGATATTGAAAAATCCGGAGGAGTGGCCGAAGGCCACGACGCAGGATTTCTTTTATATTGCGGAGAGCGACCGAAGGGAGCTCGTAGTGATATTGAGGGCTCTACCCCCACCGGGGGTGTAAATGGAGTATCACATGAAACACATTGTCTTCCCACCAGTACACTTGTGAAAGAATTCGGCCTTAAAAAAATACCCATTACAAAACCTATTTTGAAATGGGTAGGCGGTAAAACGCAAATAATAGACAATATTATTGCAGAATTCCCGGTGGAAATGAATAACTACCATGAGATATTTCTAGGGGGAGGTAGTGTTTTATTTGCTGTATTATCTTACATCAAGAGAGGGATTATAAAAATTCACGGCAAGGTATATGCATATGACTGGAATGACCCTCTTATCCATGTATATAAGAACATTCAATCCCGTCATCATGAACTGTATCACACTTTACAGACCATTATTACCGAGTTTAATGAGTGTGGAAATGGCAGCGAAATAAACAGACTTCCCGCTAATATTGAAGAAGCGAAACAAATGAAGGAAAATTATTATTATTGGATAAGAAATAGATATAATGAATTATCCGTGGAAAATAAAAAAGATATACTGGGTTCTGCAATGTTCATATTCTTAAATAAAACCTGTTTCAGGGGGCTCTTTCGAACTGGGCCAAGGGGATTCAATGTTCCATATGGACATTATAAGTCCCCCGAAATTATAAACAAAGACCATTTAGAAGAAATACACGAGTTAATACAAGATGTGATATTTGACCGGTGTGATTTTTCCATTTCTTTGAAAAAAGTAGAATCTACCGACTTTGTATATCTTGACCCTCCTTATGCTCCAGAGAAATCCACTTCTTTTGTAAAATATAATGAAAATGGATTTACTATTGACGACCATAAGAAATTATTCGAACAGGTGCATATATTGACCAATATAAATAAAAAAGTGTTTATGAATAATGCAGATGTGAATTTAGTGCGTGAAAATTTTACAAGTCGTACATATAATATAACATCCATTATTTGTAGGAGGGCTATCAATTCTAAAAATCCAGAGTCAAACACAAGAGAACTCATTATAAAGAACTACTGACACAGCAGCTCACACACAACTCACACGCAGCTCACACACAACTCACACACAACTCACACGCAGCTCACACACAGCTCACACACAACTCACAAGGACTTTTCAACCAGGCATCAAGTGTTTCGAAATAGTCTTCGTCGTCGCCATACAATACCGCTATATCACTTTCTTTGAGAATTAATTTCAATACATTGTATTTCGGTTGGTTTGAAACAAACCGCTTTTTCAAAAAATCGCTCACACAAAAACAATAACACACTTCGAAATCTGAGCCCAATACCAATTCATACTCGCGTTTGAGTGAAGCTCCTGCCCACAATTTGGTCTCTACTGAACCATCCACATTCTGCTCCTTCTTTTCAAGAATTTTTATTACCTTTCTACCAGTATTATGTTCTATAATATAGGCTTCATCGGGGCATCTAAAAAGCTCAATATTGTATTTTTTTTTCATATATACTTTCAATCCGCCTTGTAATACGAAGGTCACTGTTTTATCCTCGAATGTTTTTGAAAGATATTGTTGTGCAGGTTTCGCTGCTTTTGTAAAACTGTTCATAGTATAGCCCATTTCCAATAGTCTGCACTGATTATTGGTCTTGTCTTCAAACTTTTTACCAAATAAGTTTGTATTTGCCCCCCCTGCACCGGTTCCTTTATTGCTCGTTCTCATTATGTTTGCAGATTGATGGTATTTTACTATACACAGATTTAAAAGCCACAACAGTGAGCGATGGGAGTTCGTGGTATTGAAAAATCCGGAGAGCGACCAAAGGGAGCTCGTAGGATTTCTTTTATATTGAAAAATCAGGAGAACGCCCGTAGGGAGCTCGTAGGAATAATTTTATATTCAGGAGAACGACTGTAAGGAGCTCGTAGAAATATTTAGTTATATTCGAATAATAATATAGTAAATAATTGGTTCAATTTTATTTTTATGTCGATTCTTTGCTCACATGATGGCGATATAATATACCGGAATTCTATAGAATAACCCAATCACTAGATGATAACCGATATTTTAGGGTATATGATAATTGTTATTTTTATATCAGTATGTATTTATATATACTACCAAAAGAGCGACTTTCAATTGAAGTGTATTATTTCAGATATTAATGGGAAGACCTTTTGTGTGAGGGAAAGAAGCCGTGTTAACGAAGCGGCAGACCTACTCGCAAAGATAACTGAGAAGGCAAAACAGCTCGTAGAACATTTGGAGAATAAGTATCCCGACAATGATTCTATAAAAAGACTTGTGAAAGGATTCAATCCAGATACTATCAAAGAAACGTTGCCGAACTCGAAACACACCGCCTATACGGAAAATAAAAAGGACATGTATTTTTGTTTGAACGTCAAGAAAGACGAAGAAGAGAGTGAGTTGATAGACGAACATACACTAATGTTTGTTACTATGCATGAAATGGCACATATATGTACTAAGAGTATAGGGCATAAAAGCGAGTTCTGGGACAACTTCCGTTTTATTTTAGAAGAAGCGAAAGAAGCGGGGATTCATGAACCAGTAGATTATAGTAAAAAACCAACCGAATATTGTTCAACCAAAATAAACGACAATCCGTATTTTGAGTTATGATAATATTCCTACGAGCTCCTTTCAGTCGCTCTTCGTGATATTAGTTTGATGTCTATGTTTGTGTCTATGTGTGTGTGTGTATTTTACCTATATAATATATCAACTACTATTAAATAGGTATGAATAAAACAGTCGCTTCTGTAAAACCCATGTTTCTTGACCCACCTCCCTATGTAGAACCTATATATAAATCATTTATATTCGACTCAGCCGGAAACGTAAATAAAATAATCGTATTTCAAGGAACAGAGCACAGCAATCAGTTCGACCCAGAAAAGAACAAACAGTATTTTGCGAAAGAAGAAGTGGAAGAAATTGAAAAGCACGGTATTCCTGTAATATGGTCTTCTTTGAGAATCCACATAGATGATACTATCAAAACCATAAAGGAAAAGATATTCTATGAAATAGAAAAAGATACTGCGTGGAGACTGACTCACCCCCTCTCGACTTCGCATCTCTACCTTTTCGCCCATTCGAAAGAAAATGTTGATTTAGTAGAACTATACCAAGAACTTACTCAAAACGAAAAGAAACCACTCAAGAAAGAAGTGTTCGTTCAAATATTGGCAAATTTGAATATTGAGTACGAGGACTACGAAACCCTCGCCGTCAACGAATTTTACGACTATGAAGACTTCATACAAGTATTCAAGAACAAATCACATCTAGAAAATACAACATTACTACGAGCTCCCTCATTGGGGGCGTCGCCCCCCGTGAACTCCCCTTTTAATTCTTACTTTTCGGTCGGCTATGACGACCCGAAGAGTAGGGGCGGTCGCTCTCCTGAATTTTCGATTTCTATCCCGGTTGGGTTTAGATTTACTCACCCACCCCGCGATTATACTTTCGTTGCAAATCCATATTTAACTATGAATACTTCCCCTGATAATGGCCGATATAGCAACGAAACCAGTAAAAACTCGCTCAAGTTGGACGAAAATAATGTTCTTTTAAGTTACGGGGACATTATTAAACACAACTTATATTGCTGTCTTTACGACGAAGTTGTCGAATTTTCTTTCCAAAACAACATAGATAAGGGGTATATAACGGATTTGTATTTCCCATTACTGTCGTCGTCAAATATAGCAGTTCCACCTTCTATAAGGAGTAAACATGCGACATCTGTCCCCAATCGGTGGCATACTATAGACTCATTTTATAGTTTATATGCGAAAACGTCGGAAGATGACTCATTCAAAGTCCCTTATGTTTCATACGGTATTCAGAAGATGTCTTTCAAACTCCTTGCGAATTCCACCGGTTCGTCGGTTCCTCATTCTTCTTCTTCTTTAAAACAGGTGACATTGCCGTTGGAAAATATCTTTAAGAATATTAATGCCTCGGCTGACATACCTTATATTTCTTTCAGTCCGCGTCTAAAAAAAGAAACTATATTGCGACTGTATAGTGATAAAATATCCCAGAGTGGGAAGAAAATACCTATCCTCAAAGAAAACGAAATAGCCCGGATTTCGAAAGAGTTGAAGAGGCCAAAAACGATTTCTTTCTATTTTGCTCCTCCTTCCACCTCTTCCAATAATGCGGCTCTTTTTCAAAAAACACTCGCTGCCTCAAAACATACCACTTTTAAGGAAACTGAAAAGTCCAAGGGCGTGGACCACGACGCAGGATTTATGTCGTATTCCGGAGAGCGACCGAAGGGAGCTTATAAGAATATTGAAAAATCCGGAGGAGTGGCCGAAGGCCACGACGTAGGGTTTCTTTTATATTCCGGAGAACGACCGCAGGGAGTTCGTAGGAATATTGAAATATATATGGAATTATGGGAATCAGGGGAAATACACGTTCGTTGTTCCCACCCGAATATTCCTCTTTCCGTCGGTCATTGGAACGACGTATTACATACTCTATTGAAGCCTCTGTTAACCGAGTTGAATCGTCTATTTGATTTATTTGGGTATCCTCTATTTGAGTTTGAGTATTTGGAAGACAGTCAAAGAGTTATTATGAAAAATATCAAATACGTTGAAATCGTCAAAGTGAACAAAACAGTTCAGTTGTCTACGGTTAACGGGTTAAGTGAAATATTTACTATTATTGGTAACAATGACCTTGATAATAGAGGTGCTATAAAAACGCCCAAAACGCCCAAAACACCCAAGGCCGTAAGATTCGATAATAAAGATGATATAGAAAAATCCGGAGAGCGACCGAAGGGAGCTCATGTGAATATAGATAATATGGACGATATTATGAGGGGGGTAGTAATGCGGTTTAAACGCGTCAGTGATTTCAAAGAAAATGACGAGCAGACCATATTGATTACGGAACTGTTCAAGAAGACGCGCGACACAGGGGTTATTATCAACGTTTTGAAAGAAAGTTTTGATATGGACGAATTGGAAGCAAAGACGCGGTTGACAAAGTTTATTACAGAACATAATTATGAGCTGGACGATATACGTGACAGTGCAGGATTCCCAGTACTTTTCCAGTTAAATAAACAGGTTTCAGTGAATAACGTATTGACAATTACAGTGGATGAAATAAATTCTTTGAAATACTTGGATATTTTACATCTTTATATAAATTGTATTTTACAGGTAAATCTGAATTCTTCTTTGAATCCAGAAGATTTATTTGGGAAAAAAGGTTGGCTAGTTCAATTGAACAACTCTTCTAGAATGGTAATTGTGAACCAAGAAATGATTGAACAGGCAATAAACCCTCATGTAGAAAATATACCCAACCGACCGACAACTAATGCAATACAGTTCTCAGAAGAAGAATGGTTGGATATGGAAAGTGACGGCGAGGGCGAGAGAGACGGCGAAGGGGACGGCGACGGAGACGAGGATGGAGACTGGGAAGTTACAGACACTATCGCCCAGTATTACGAAAGCGAAAATGAAGAACCACCTTCTTTGAAAGAAACCGAAGTAATTCGGTTCAATAAATCTATATTACCCATTCAAGAAACGGCAAATATTGCTCCTCCTCTCCCTCCCATAGTAGAGGATTCTTTCAATACTATTAATGAACCTATTATAAAATTCAAAAGTGATATAACTGGTCAAATGCTCACTATAAACGAACCTGAAAAAACATTGAAAAATGAACAGATACCTCAGTCTACTGACAACAAGCAACTTCCAACTAGTGCCGCAACCAGTGAAGGAAACGACCTTATAATGATGGAAGAAGACTCAACTAGTGAAACGGCAGTAGAACCGGATAACACAGTAATGGAAGAGGAAGAACAAGACAGTGGATACTCCGACTTGATTATATTGGAAGAAGATGCTGGGGAGGAAGAAGATGCTGGGGAGGAAGAAGATGCTGGGGAGGAAGAAGATGCTGGGGAGGAAGAAGATGCTGGGGAGGAAGAAGATGATGGGGAGGAAGAAGATGATGGGGAGGAAGAAGATGCTTCACCTCAAAAAGGAGGTATATTAACTGACGCAAATCTCGATGGAAGACCAATCTCGTTTCTCGAGAGACTACAATCACGAGAACCAACTTTATTTCTTTCAAAGAAACAAGGCAAATATGATACTTACTCCCGTATGTGTGAATCGAACTTGAAAAGACAACCTGTTATTTTAACGGAGGAAGAAAAGAATGACATTGACACAAACCACCCAAACTCCTACTCCCAGTCGATTAAATACGGAACAGGAGATGAAAAATATTGGTATATTTGTCCTCGATATTGGTGTCTAAAAACAAATACTAGTATTACCGAAGAAGAAGTCAAGAGAGGAGTTTGTGGTGGTGTTATTCCAAAAGACGCTACTAGAATACCCCCAGGACATTATGTATATGAATTTAACTCAGGCACAAAGCAACATCTCGACACGAACGGTAAGTATATCAATAATAATCCCGGGTTTTTACGAGGTGACTCCCATCCAGAAGGTAAATGTATACCGTGTTGTTTCAAAGGGAGTTGGGACAAACCCCAGCAAGTAACAAGGCGACAACAATGTTTGCAAAAAACACCGTCTTCTCCTTCGGTCACGGGGGAAGAAGATGCCACTAAACTGGACAAAGATACTGTGAGTAAGACTACCCCTCCTGTTCCTACACCAACCGCCCAAAAACGAGGAGATGTATTTTACATAATAAGTTCTTTGACTTATCCTATACAACCTCATCGACTGGGATTTCTACCAGTGTCTGTACAAAAACTGTTCCAAACGGATGTTTCAAAGATGGTATTACGCTCAAATCCTGCAAATATCAAACCAGACACCCCTTGTTTATTACGTTATGGAGTGGAGTATTCCAATAAACAATCATTTATTTCATGTTTTGCAGAAATCTATGCGTATAAACAAGAACTAGAATTACCCCCCACAGTTGCGGAAATGAAACGGATAATGGCCGAAAATATTACTATAGACAACTTTATTGGGTATCATAACGGCTCGTTGGTCAGTGTTTTCAAAGAAAAAAGCCAATATGATTCAAATACTACTCCCAGTAACGAAAGTGACGGTGCAATATTCCTACAAACTCCTTACAGTCGTTCTCCTGAATTCTTTACTTCTTTGAAAGATACTCAAATATGGAAATCTACTTTTACAGAGAACGACAAACTGAGAGATAGTGAAATACAAGATTTCTTGAACGGGAATAATGAGGGTAAAAATAGTTTCAAACTGGCGTTCTTAAAAAACATCATTCTTTCTTACCAAAATTTTATTTCTTACTTGAAAGACCCAGACACCGAGATTGACCATACATTCTTATGGGACGCTATCACTGATAGTAATCCTCTCCTAATAAAAGATGGGATAAATCTAATTATTATACAGATACCGAATGACGACTTGACCGACAATGTAGAAATAATATGCCCCACCGTTACCGCCTCTAACAAGTCCTACGATTTTACTAATCGCGAAACCGTAATCTTACTCAAACAGGAGGACTTTTATGAACCAATATACCTCTACGAAGAAAAAAATAAAATGATACGTTTAACAAAAGCATTCTTAGAAAACTCGCCTATAAAACCGGTCGTCGAAACCATACAAAAAATCAAGACGATTACAATGAAATATTGTTCCTCTCAGCCGAGTCTTCCGAGAGTCTACCATTTTAAGAAAAATCACGAGATAAAACAGACCGAGCAAATATTGAAGAACAATGACTATAAAATCCATCTACAGCTTTCAAACTATCAAGGTAAAATAATAGGATTATATGTATCTCATCGTGCAACCCGAAAGACGATTTTGAAAGACACTACAGAAATACCGATTGAAGGTGTATATATCCCCATCTACCCGTCTTCCCCCCTTCCCTCGATACCAACTGAATTTGCGGATGCAGACGGTGTATATAACGATATATACAAAAATTACGAAACCACTCTTTTAAGACTGCGAAACATTCAAAGAAATACAAATCGGATGATGCGGGTAGAACCTAAGGTGAAAATTTTGGAAGATGGACTGGTAGTAGGTATTTTGACAGAGACGAATCAGTACATACAATTGTCACAACCAGAAACACTGGAAAATACGGTTGTTATAGATGGAGTAAATCCATTGGATACGATAACCGGTTCTAGCCATTTAGTTGCGGACAAAACACTGTCTATTTCAACGGAAGAAGACGAAGAACGTGTTATTATGATTCGGAATGTTTCTTTGGAAAGTCAGTTCTATCTTATGTTTCGTTCAGTCGCGCGTATAACTCTTGGTAAATATCAGTTGTCTAATATGTATGTCAGGAAAATAAATGTTATTATTCAGGATTCGAGTTTACTATTCAAAGAAAAAATAGCGGCGTTAATAGATGTATTGAAAGATATGTTGATGCGAATAGTGACATTTAAACAGATGGATGACAAATTACTGAGTAAGTTTATACCGGTTCTTAATAAATCAACAGATAGTGAAAATAAAACCTATCTTGTTGAAAAAACCGGAGGGGAAGTCAAAGAAACCAACGTAGGATTGCCTTTATATTCGGCAGGTGCACCGGCAGCGGCAGCGGAGGCGGCACCGGCAGCGGCAGAGGCAGCGGCACCGGCACCGGCAGAGGCACCGGCAGAGGCACCGGCAGAGGCACCGGCAGAGGCACCGGCAGAGGCACCGGCAGAGGCACCGGCAGCGGCACCGGCAGAGGCACCGGCG